GGAAGCAGAAGAATTGAGTCTGGGGAAGAAGCGAGAGAAAGCAATTCAGCACGACAGGCTTGGTTGCGCCTAAATCTTGACTTCGCACGTCATAGGCTTCGCCGCGATGGTGGGGATCGTCTGGCCCTGAGTGAAGTCCGTCGGTCCCCGAAGTGATGGTTAAATCAACGCCAAGAGTTCGCGCAGTCTTGCTTATCGCTTCCAGAATGCGGAATCCGGCAGGGGCGATCTTGGCGAACTCCACGCCGTCCTTAACCCGTACAACTCTATCGGCCATTTTCTAATGGAACGTAATTGTCCCCGCGCTCATCGCAGCGGTCTTTCCAGAGTTGGTTGATGCGGTCCTTGATGCGAATCCACACTTTGTGTTCGCGGAGAAGAATTCCTGCTATGAAAATGATGCCGCCAAAACTTGCCGCATGGAGTGTTATCGTTACCGGCCCTTCCTCAATGAGTATCATGGGTTCCCCGTAAATCGAGTTCTTCACACCCTTTCTTGATTGGCACAATCACCTTCTTGCAATTCGGCGGCTCTTGCGTATCGCAGTTCTGTAAGCGTATGTGGGCCGTTAGGCATTCAGGCGCGACTATGTAGTTCACGTTGCGCTTGGGAGCGGAACAGCTAGTCAGTAGGACGAGAGAAGCTAGGCCGCAAATGCGGATACCGCTCATACGTCAACTCCACAGCTAGGCGGACATGCTTCACGCCTGAGAAAATTCTCGCCTTACAGTACATTCGTTTCAATACGTCTTTCACTGTGCGGGGAGTGATGCCAAGTCCCTTGTGCATATCTACTGGCTTGGTGCCGCTTACTAGAAGTTCCGCCAGAACCAACTCGCGGCGGGTCAGCTTATCCCAAATGCTCAATTGACTCCCGCAGTGGCGGTATTAACCAAATTGATGTTCGCACCGAGGTCTAAGCCGTCTGAGCCTGCGTTGTGGAGCGGGCTTGTATTCAGCAATAGGTAGTTCCCGCCATTTGCTCCGTTCAGATTCGTGAAGCCGATTGCTGCGTAGCTTGCCGGAAGTGAGTTGCCGGTAGTCACGAATCCGCAGCCGTGCGAATCTCCGGCGGCAGGGTAGGGTGGATCGTTGGCCGTTCCCGACGGGCTTCCAAGTGTAGTAGTCGCTAGCGCGTTTGTGTCGAAACAGAAAGTATTCTGCGCGATTCCGTTCAGCTTGTCCCAGCATTGCAAGTTGCCGAGGGCCGTGCTTGAGCCTGTACACACTCCAGTAGCAGCCCTTCCTAAACCTGCTGCGCTGATGTTGTTTGTGAACTTGAGATGTCCAATCCATCCCGTCGAACTGGTCTGCGAACCAAAGCCAAGCGAAGGCCCGGAACCCACGCTCCCGCCCGTCAAATGAGTAAGGATTGTGTTGTGATTGAACGTTAGTTTGTCCATGTACTTCGGCGAAGGGAATTCGTTGTCCACATAAATTCCTACCGACCAGCCGCAGCAGGCCCCGCTAGAGAGGTTCCACTTGAATCCGTCAATGTCATCGCAAACGTTGTCATGGACGGAGAATCGGCCTGTGAATAATCCAACATCGTTTCCGTCCGAACCCGCCGAGAACATTTCCAAACAACGGGAGCCATGACGGAAGATGTTGTAGCGGATGGTGATGTCCGCAACCGTGGCGTTCGGATTCAGGCCGGGCGCGTAAGCCGTGAACGATGCTGGGCTAGTGGTAGTCGGCGGAGTCGGGGAAACGGTGACGTGAGTTGAGTCAATCCGTGTCTGGGCCTTGTACTTGACTCCGTTGAACTTCACGACGCACTGATTCGGTGTAGCGCAGTTCGGAGAGACAACCGAAGCAGGAAACGTGCCGGTCTTCGCCGTCAGTGTGTTCCCGCTCGATGTCGCAGTTCCGCTGGTGAAGGATGACTGATTCTTGGCTCCCCACTCTGCCAGAGGTCCGGGCTGATCGCCCTGTTGTCCCCATGAGTTCTCGCAAATATTCCCCTCAAAAATGGCTTTCTGTGCGTTCTTCCAGTCAATGCAATTCTTGATAGTGAACTTTGTCCCGAAGTAGGTCGGGTCATTCGACTTCCAGAACAAGGGCTTCCAGAAATGGTTGCGCCGAATCTCGAAATTCTGCGGAGTCTTGGTAGTGGTCCCAACTCCACCGCCTCCTACGGCACTGAAAGAGTCCGCTGCTTCGAGGAAGTTATTGACGAGCTTGAACGGGCCTTCCGTTGTGCTCGAAATTCCACCCATGTTCAAGCACTGCGATCCTGGGTTCGCTGTATGGATGTCGTAACAGTACGAATCAATCAGAGACTGGTGAGTGCTCTGCTGCCAGTCGAAGGCACGGGTAACGTTGTCGCGGGATTGCCCCGTTGCGGAGTTGCCGCCGTGAATCAGAATCCGGTCCCATGTGATGTTGTCTGTATTCGTGGTGCGTGTAATATCCGTAACAGTCACGCCGGAGTTGGTCGTGACTTCTAGTCCGATCAGACGGTAGAAATTTGCGTTGGTTGCACGGTCAATGCAATTCGACGCGCCACAGATGATCTTCGGCAGGAAGATTCCCGCTCCAGTCGAAGGCTGGCCATACGGTGGGCGTCCAGGCAGTGACGGGATTCCGACATAAGCAGGCGTAATTCTCGTACCTTCGGGAGCCATGCCTGCCGCATTGATCTTGTCGGTTTCAATGATGATCCAGTTAGAAGCAGTGCAAGACTTTGCTGGAAGTGTAAAACCACTATATGTAGCCTGCGAGGTTCCGCTAAGAGCCTTGACTTGTATAATCCAGCCGCAAGATGCCGCTGTCAGTGCAGCATTGACGGTTGTAAAGTCGCAGCCCGAAGCGCAGACGGTCTTAGTCGGCCCACTTGCCGGAGTTGCCGAGAGCGGCGTGTAGTTGCAAGCCGTAGGCAAAGCGGCTACATCATCGGTAGTCGCGCCAATCCACGTTCCATTCGGATTGCAGTAGCGGTTGTCCGCTCCCGATGCGGGATTAATTGTGATTGAGAATGAACCGGAGGCGTTCGCGGGAACTGAGTCAGTGACTTGGATTGTGATAGTGCTAGTGCCGGTTCCGGTCGGAGTTCCGTCAATTACTCCCGTCGCGGCGTGAAGTGTTAAACCTGTAGGCAGTGTCCCCACAGTTATGGACCAAGTGTAGGGCGGGGTTCCTCCTGTTGCAGACATTGTCGTGGAATACGACCCGTTCTGCGTACCCGATGGGAGCGGGCTGGTCGTTGTGATCTGTAACGGTGGTGTGGCAGGAACTATCGTTAGCGTGAATGTGTTTTGCTGATTCTGCGGAGTTGAGCATGAGTCGGTTACCTTTACGACCAGACTACCAAACGTTCCGCTGTTTGTGGGTGTCCCTGAGAGCAGTCCGCCCGAACTCAGCGTTACTCCGGTTGGCAGAGTGCCGCTTACCAGCGTAAAGGTGTACGGCCCAATTCCGCCAGAAGCCGTGAACTGGAAGCTATATGGGGAATTCTGCGTTCCCTGTGGGAGAGTTACTGCACTCGTCAAACTCAGCGCGGGACAGGAAACCGTAATAGAGAATGAGCCGGAAGCCGTTGCGCCGAGACTGTCCGTCACCTGAATCGTTGGCGTGGAAGTCCCGGCGGTTGTCGGCGTTCCGGTGATCGCACCAGTAGAGGAATTGAGACTCAATCCTGCTGGGAGCGCACCTGAAGTTATAGACCAGAAGTACGGCGCAGTTCCGCCCGTAGCGTTCATGGTCGTGGAGTAAGACTGATTCACCGTTCCATCGGGAAGCGGCGAGGTCGTAGCAATGGCTAAGGGCGGCGGCGGAGCGGCAATTGTGAGGCTGTAACTCTGCGAAGCCGTCTGCGGAGTCGCAACGCAGGAATCTGCAACTTGGACCGTCGCGGAGAATGCGCCATTCGCTGTGGGGGTTCCCGTTAACGCTCCGGCAGTTGAGAGACTCAGCCCGGCGGGGAAACTGCCTGCGGTGCGCGTGAATGTGTACGGCAGAATGCCGCCAGAGGCTTGGAACTGGAAGCTGTAAGCCGTATTTTCTAATCCGTTCGGCAGCGGAGACGTGCTTACGAGTGAGAGCGCGGGGCAACTCACGGCCAGCGTAAATGCCTTTGTAGTCGTGCCACTGAGAGCGTCCGTTACACGAACTGTGAAGTTCGCATTCTGTACCGTGGTCGGAGTTCCGCTCAGAAGTCCCGCAGATGAAAACGTCATCCCTGCCGGAATCGCGCCTGCTGAGATGGTGAAGGTGTAAGGTGTTGTCCCTCCGGTAGCCGTGATCTGCTGGGAGTACGCGGAGCCTTCCGTGGCGCCTTGTAGCGGACTCGCTGTCTGAATCGTCAGCGGCCCGGAGTTTGCCTGAACCGACAGGGAATAGTTCTGCTGTTGTCTCTGGCCCGTAGGAGCGCATGAGTCTTGCGCCTGAACCGAGAACAGAAATACTCCTGTCTGTGTCGGAGTTCCGCTCAAGACCCCAGCGGCGGAAATCGAGAGTCCGGCAGGCAATGAACCGCCAGCCTTAGTCCAGACAATCGGTGCGACTCCGCCAGCGGGAAGGAATGTAAAGCTATACGCCTGTCCCTGCGTCGCTAAAGGCAATGGCGAAGTGCTCAAGATCGAGAGCGCGGGGCAGGTTACGTTAAGCGTAAAGTTGCCCTGGGTAATCGTTCCCGCCGCGTCCTGCACCTGAACCGTCATCCCATAAGTGCCGGACTGCGACGGTGTACCGGAAATGACGCCCGTATTCGCCGCCAAGTCCATCTGCGGAGCAGAAGTGCTCGTAACTCCCGGCGGCAGATTGCCGGAGATCGGAATAGTGGGAACCTTACAGGCGAAGTTCGGTACGGGTGCTCCGCCAGCTACAACGTTCGTCTGTGTGGTGCAGGTGCCGGTAACGAATGTGGTACCATTCCACGTTTTCGGGCACCAGCGGGCTTGGCCGTAACCTTTAACCAGCCAGTAATCTTCCTCATTCGTGCAGGTGTTCGCGGTATTTCCTGTGCACTTAATCCACTTCTGTGCGAGAAGGTAGGGCGTGTTGTCTGGTATGTTTCCGCCGTAAGTCGTTTGCCAGGTGACATCCGTGAACGGACCTGTCAAGGTTCCAATGACTGTCTTGTTATCTATCGGAGTCTGATTGTCCGCGCCGCAGTTTGTGGTGAGGTCGTAGAGATTCGGGCCGGGGTTGACGATTGTGTCCGTCGCGCCGGGAACGTGGTATCTCGCCCAGAGCGATACCGGCGTCTGATACCTCTTATAGGCTTCGGGGTCGTTAAAGCAGTTAGGCCAGCCTTCCGCTTGACACGCGGCATCTTGAGACGAATCCATTTCCGTGAACCACTGGTTCACGGAACTTCCGTCGTACACTTCTCCGTCTGATGGGAAGCCTTGCGAGTTCTTCATCCACCAGAAAAGGCCCGCATCGAGACGGAAGGCTTTGTAGAGTCCCGTAGCGGAGAGATGGAAGTTGGACCTTGTTCCGACAGGCATTAAGGCATAGGTCAAAATATCTTCTGCGCCAGCAGGAACCGGAGACGCTGGAACCGTCCACTGGTAGGGCGGTGTCCCGCCCGTGGCTGTCATGGTTGCGTTGTATGCCTGCCCTTGAACGGCTTGAGCTAAGGGGCTGGTGGTCGTGATCTGTAAACCCGGACTGATGGTTACCGTGAAGTCCTGCGAAGCCGTCTGAACGCTGGTGCAGGAATCCGTAACCGTAGCAGTGAAGTCAAATGTCCCTGTAGTAGTCGGGGTTCCGGAAAGCAGGCCAGCGGTAGAGAGCGTTACGCCTGTAGGTAAAGTCCCCGTCGCAGCCCACGTCTTTGTCCCGAATCCGCCGGCGGGGACTAACTGAGCACTGTAGGGCTGGCCCTGGACGCCGTTGGGAACGGTGCTTGTGACAACCGAGAGTGGTGGGCAGTTGATGGTGATCGTGAATACGGCGGAGTTTGTTCCGCTTCCCGAATCCGCGACGTTGATGACGAATGTGAAAGTTCCTGAGACTGTCGGGGTACCAGAGAGTGTCCCATCGCTTGCAAGACTCAAGCCTGTGGGCAGACTTCCTGTATTTGTCCAAGTGTAGGGAGCGGTCCCGCCAGAAGCCGCGAACTGCACGGAATATGCGGAACCCGCAGTACCGTCCGGTAGCGGAGAAGTTGTAGTAATAAGGACGGAACTATTGACTAACAGCGAGAATTGGTTGCTGGCCGTCTGCGCCGTCAGTGGGCAGGAATCTATTGCCGAGACTGTAGGAGTGAAAGTCCCCGCGACGGACGGCGTACCGGAAAGCAATCCGCCAGCGGATAGTGTAATTCCCGTGGGCAGTGTTCCCGTGGAAGTCCAAGTGATAGAACCTAGTCCACCGGCAGAAGTGAACTGAAACTTATAATCCGTTCCCTGTGCGGCTGGCGGCAGGACTGTCGGGCTGGTGATTGAGAGTCCCGGACAGTTGACCGCAATACTTAAATCCTGCGTCGCGGTTTTCGCTGTGGGAGAAGTCGAGTCGGTTACGAGGATAGTGAACGAATAGTTCCCCGGAGTTGTGGGTGTTCCCGAAATTGCGCCTGTCGCGGAGTTGAGCGTAAGTCCCGGCGGGAGACTTCCCAAAAGCACCGACCAGGGAAGCGGGTTCGCGCCATTGACCGCCGTTAAAGTCTGGGAATAGGCGGAGTTGGCCGTCGCATCGGGAAGGCTCTGTACCGTTATAACCAGCCGTGAGCTAGATGTCTGGAAGCCAGCCGTACCTCCGGCTCCGCCAGTTCCGCCTAATTTAACCTGCTGGGAATGTACACAGCCGCTCAGAATGAGGAGCAGCGGTAAGAGTTTTTTCATGCTAAGATGTGCGGGTTTGCGAAATCAGTCTCTAGACGTGCTGCGCGGAATCGCCGTGCTGCTAGTAATCGGCTTCCACTTTCCGTACTTTTCAGTGCTTGGGAAAATTGGCTGGTGCGGAGTCAACTTGTTTTTCGTTCTCAGCGGTTACTTGATTTCCGGCCTGTTATTTCGTGAATATCTAGAGACGGGGCGGATACGCATTGGGCGATTCATTCTGCGCCGAGGGTTGAAAATCTGGCCAGCACTGTACGTTTACCTTGCGGTTATGGTCATTCCCCTCGCGTACTACCCTGGCGGGGCCGCATGGTCATCGCTTGCCGCAAGCGGGCTTTATTACGCCAATTACCATTTCCCAGTTCTAATCGTGGCGCATACGTGGTCGCTTGCCGTCGAAGAACAGTTCTATATTCTGCTGCCACTGCTGTTTGTGCTTCTCATCCGGCGCAATTGGTTGCGCTGGATTCCCGTGCTGTGGAGTGTTCTGTCCATCATGTCTATCGCTCTATGTTTTGGCGGGCCGGGAAGCGGTATCGAATACTGCGCCAGTTCGTTGTTTACCGGCGTTCTGTTGAGATACTGGCGCGAGTTCAGCCCAGAGCTTTTTCGCCAATTGCAAAGCGCATATCTTTTGCCTGTAGCTGCGATCTGCCTCATTCTTTCGTTCTCAAAGCATTTCCGTCCTGAACAGTTCGTGCTTCTAGAAATCGCCTTCGGCCTGATTCTTTGTTGCACGATTGACCGCAATCTACGTCTGCCGTGGATTGCATTTATTGGCGTGTACTCTTACTCGATCTATCTTTGGCAGCAGCCATTCACCGGAATTTTCGGCAGGTTCCGATCCGCTAACTGGTTCGCGGCCAGTGTAATCGCGGCCATTTTGACCGGCATATTCATGTCGAAGCTGGTGGAATGGCCAGTCGTTAAATGGCGGGACCGGATTCTACCAAGTCGCTGCTGGCGTTAACTAGCTGTTCCGCTCCCAAGCGCAACGTGAACTACATAATCTGCCTCCGAATCTTCTCGCCAGCACCGGTGAACACGTTGCAACTGGACGGAGCAAGCGCCGGACGCAAGGGAAGAAGTAATGTGGAAAATTCGGCGTTCGTCGAGCTCCCCATCGTGATCGTGGAAGTGGCCGTAATCGCACTTGGAGAGGCTACAAGTTGGTAGCCATATATGCTGTAGCCCTGAATATCGCTGTCGGTGGAGAGGTTCGTAAAGCCACCGCTTAGTGAAATGCTGGTTACAGCGCTGTCGGTCGTACTGGCCGCTAGGAGTAACGTGTTCGGTACGAGCGTCGTGTAGGCGGCAGAATAATTGTTGTCCGCGATGAAAGCGGCGTTGGCAAACGAAGCAACATCTCCTGTGACTTGAGCGTTGCTGACTTCGACGGCGATGTTGGTTAATCGGCCTTCAGACGCGCTTTGGTTATTCGTTGGAGTGATCGTTTCAGTGCCAGAAGTTGGCAGTGGGCCAATCACGTATGCCACCAATGGGAGGTTGCCGACACCAGCAACGATCTCGTAGCGTCGGATTGTGCTGCCCAATGAGTCGGTAATCTTGTTATTGACCCCGTTCGCTGATTGAATCCATCCAGCACTTCCGTGCGTATCATCGCCGCGACAAAAGACCACGACGATACTTCCGCACTTGGCAGGTGAGCTAAGAGTTACGGGAGTTCCGGCATCCCAGTTAAACGTCTTACTCTGGAGAACCGATGGAGCGCTGAACCCAGCAACAACATTGATGGTCAACGAGACAGTTGCGCTGGTGTTCGTTCCATCCGTGCACTGAAAGCCAATCGTCTGGGTCGTACCCGTAGGAGTTCCTGTGATTGCGCCGGTAGCTCCCGTCAGACTTAGGCCAGTCGGCAGAGAGCCACTCACGATGCTGTAGGTCTGAGCTGCTATGCCCCCGATGCAGTGAAGCTGTGCCGAGTATGTCGCGCTCTGTGAAGCGTCCGGCAGGGAGGAATCGCCGATATAGATCGTGGGAGTGGGCTTGAATGCGAGCGTCTGCATTGCCCAGGATTCTCCGGCTCCGGCGTCGTTGTAGGTATTGTCTGTGGCTGTAACGCTGCCTGCCGCCCCAGCATGCAGAAAGTTCATCGAAAGCGATGAGTTGACATCCGCCTGCCAGACGGAGTTCTCGTTGTTGCCTGCTTTGACGAACTGGCTGCCGAAAGCCCCACTTCCGGCACAAGACACCAGGAGAGCTTGATTAACAGTCGTCGTCTGATTGGTGGAGATTGTGCCGATTGCCGCCGACGGCCCGCCTGATGCAGTTGCTGTAGCTACCGAGCCATCGACCGCACCAAGATGAGAAAAGTTGCTAAGCTGCAGCTTCGCACTGGTTGGACTTCCGCCTACAGTGACAGTATCAGCTCCTCCTGTCGTGACAAACGAGTAAGCCATGCCGACCTTGCGTGAACCAGTAGGAGTATTCGTAGGAGATGTGTTGACCCACGTGTTCCCTAGGGAATCGCTTACCGTGTACGTGCCACCCGTGTCGGTTGCAAAGCAGGCTATAAGGGTCTCGCCCACAGCAATGTTCTCAGGTGTAATGATCTGCCCTGCTGTTCCACCGATGATCCCGTCCGTTGCAGACCAGTTCAGCGATGGGCGGTTACCTTGAACCTGTGCAAAGCAGGACACGGTCAAGAGAATCCAGACGAGTCGTCTCACTGCGTTCTCCGCAGATAGTCGAAGTCGGTAACGATTGATCCCCCCACCGCGTTATTGTTGATGCAGAGCAGTACATGTGTCGGTTGGTTCACCATGAAGCTGGCAATAGTCTCGGATTGCTCTTGCGTATAGCCGACGCCATCGGTTGATTGCGAGAATACGAGATTCGTTCCGTCATTCTGTGCTTTCATTGACTCGACGGCCTGACAGCTATCAGTTCCTCCCACAAATACGTTTGTCTTGGCGGTAGCACTTGTCCAGTGCAACATAAGCAAATTCTGCGTATTTGAGGAACTCAATGAGCACATCAGCGTAGATGCCTTACCGCTAACAGAATCGTAAAAACCTATTCCCGCCCATCCGTCCACGTTGCCATGCTTGGCGGTCATCCACTGCAATTCATTGAAGGTGTACGGAGTTGAGGCAGGGACAGGACGAGCTATGCATTGAACGTTATCTACACCGCTTCCGGCAGAACTTGACAATTGCAGCATTCCACCTGTCCATGTAGCGGCTGAGTTTGCCAAAAAGGTAAAGGGCTTGGAGTAGACGCCGTCATTGCTATCGGCGGGTGCTCCAAACTGTTCTCCCATTTCGTCATTCTCTTTAGCTGGCGATGACGGGGGGGCGTCAATGCCACAGGGGGCTCCTGGCGGACTGTTCACCCCTGGTGCGGTGCTGGAGAAACAGTGGTCATCGAGTTTTGTCGTGTTGGTTGCGTGAAGCGAAGCACAGTTGGAACCGTCTCCCGCAAGTCCCGTATCTTTGAATGCCTTGCCAACTCCCGTCGCTATAATTCCAGTTGAGGATGGTGTTCCGCCCGCTACGGTGCGGCAGACGACATAGAGGCGATACCCGAAAAGAGTATCCGCATATCCCGTGAGCAGGTTGTAATTGCTGCTAGTGAGTGTTGCGTTTGCTGTGGAAGTCGTGCCCGTGGCGGAAACCGCGCTAGTTCTTGCGCAATTGACGTCCTCGCATCCATAAACTAAATATGTATCCGTGGTTGCTCCGGTCACTCCGGTTGGCGTTACGGTCGGGGCGGATGGGTTTGAGGCTTGCGTGTTCGGTGTGGTGATTCCAAGTTGCACATTTCCGCCGGAAGTATTTGCGTGTGTTACTTGGAAACCGTCGAAGGTAGTCGCGCTGTTCTGTAAGTTCAGGATTGCTTGCGAGGAGTTGACAACTCCGTTGGTCTGTATCTCAACTCCGCTGCCACTGCCGCACGGCACTCCGGTAAACGAGAATGTAATCGTGGGCGGAGAGCCTGCATCGGACGTTCCCTGTAAGCAACCATCCGTCGCTCCATTCGCGGGCCACTTCAATCCGTAAGTCGTGACTGCAACCGGGGCAAAGAAGTAAACGGAATTTAGGGCGCTCAAGGTCGGGGATGCGCCTTGAGAGAAGAATGCGAATCCGGCTTGCGAGGAATCCGTAAGGCCAATAGATTTCGCTGTTGGATTTCCCGCTCCGTCATCTGTAAAAAGCGCGTCGCAGACAACTACGTTTCCGACTACAGCATAATAAGCGTTGGAATTATTTGACCCGCAGTTTGAGACTGTTCCCGATCCGCCCGTTGACCCTGGGGCAATCGTGTCTCCGGTGAATAAGTCCACAATGGCTGTCGTGCTTGCACCGGAATTTATTGTCGCTACGGTGCCGATGATCTGAGCATTAGAAGGTTTCGTTGCTCCGGCATCTGAGCATTGGCCCGCTACAGTAGTTGAGGGAATGACGTAATCATTGACTGCCGTCTGATTGTCGAATACGCAGGAGTGGAATCCGAGAACCGCAATATCCACGGGGCCGGTGACTCCCGCGCCATCGTCTGCGATTCCTATGACTACCGCGCTAGAGGTTGAAGCCGTGACTGCGTTTGCGCTTGAATCTTTCTGGACTAGAAGATTGAGCGTGGTTCCTGTCGCGGAGTTTGTCAGCGTCTTATAGACTGCGTTGCTTCTTACGCTGAGTCCGTTCGGCCACTGCACGGGATTTGTGCCATCATCAAAGCCTGAGCTGTCACCGATGGTTGTAGTTGTGGGCGTGAATTTCGCAATTTGATTTATTGTCCCCGGTCCGACCGATCCGCCGCCGCCACTAGAGCCTGCGCTAACTACAATGATCTGCACTTGCGGAACAATCTGGTATCCGTAGATCGTTGCCCAATAGACTCCGGGCGTTGCGTAAACCGTCCAGTTGCCCAGCGGATCGGTAACGATTGGGTTTGAGGTCGCAGTTCCGATGGTTATATCCGTGTAAATAGTCGCCAGGGAAGCAGGCGGCGTGGCTCCGGTGTAAATACCTTGCGGCTCTCCTGAGCAGTTGGCGTATGAAGGGCTTGTCCCGCAAGGGTTTGCGGTAGATATGGCTACTGAGGCATTAGCTATGGGCTGGCCTACACCGTTAATGACTGGCGAACCAGCGAAGGCTCCGCCCTGTCCAAAAGCTAGGGCAGACAGTAACATAATCGTTACCGCTTGACAGATTGTTTTCATGGGATTAGCGTGACGTGATGACTTGGCTGGAACTTATTGCGGTTGCTGTGATCTCTTATTGGGTCGGCAAATTCCGCGCCATTAAGCAAATTGACAAGGCATACAAAGAAGGAAGGCTTGCGGTCGTAGAGCCTACTTCTTAGACTTGACCCTACTCAGCGATTCTTGGAGTATGGGCGTGAGATCGTTCGGGTCGTAAGTCCTCGATGATGTTGGCTTGATCGGAACTCTCTTTCCATTTACTACCTTCGCAACGAGGGTGCTGTTTTTCTTAATGTCATTCCACGCTGCACCCTTCGAGTCAGAATTTTCCAGCGCACTCGCCTGATCCTGGCTAACATCCCCATGAATATATTTTCCGCCATTCATGGTTTCGACAGTGAGTTCTCTTTTAGTCGGGTCGTAGCTCTGAGACTTCACCACGCTTGATTCCTTTGGGGTAACGTCGAGCTGATTTCTGAGCGGAACTTTAGGTTGGAGCGGTTTGCCGCCCGTCGCTTCGTTAAGCAACGAGCCGATGCGCGATGGCCTTATGTCGGTGACCTTCCCAGGAAGCGCCAGCGGCGGCTCATGTTGCGGTATTGGCTCCGCAGGCGAGTATGGGGATACGGCGCGTGGCCTAACCATTTCGCGGGCGATTTCTCCCGGAAATCTTCGCGGGGTTAACGCAATTCTGGCGGGCGGCAATGCAGGCTGTGGCTGTACGGCATTTTGCAAATGCGCCGTAGCTGCCGCTTGCCCCGCTTCAACCTCCGGCAGTCCCTCAGAGATGCGCGGGAATGGAGGCTGCGCTTGCAATCCGCGCTCAATCTGGATTCGGCTTTGAAGTTGCTGCGCGGCTGGCGACACTTCAGGGAGAGTCGGGCTTGCCGCCTTTGGCGCACTAAGAACGTTTCCGGCCTTGATTGCTATTCTTTGAAGGTGAGCAATGCGCGGCGATACAATCCCCGTAATGTCTGGGTCTATAATGTCCGCGTTCGAGAGCACCCGGCCAACGCCCGCCCTGGTTGGAAGGACTTTGCCCGTAACCTTGCCCACGCCGGCAGCCGTTGCACCCTGCCCATATCCTTGCGCGATTGTGTCAGCCACATCTCCCAAACCCTCCAGTAGCGGCTCATCGCCAGATGGATCATGGGGTGCTGGCTGCGTAACTGCTCTGTAAAACCGCGACGCTGTGTCTATCGGATGGCCAATCATTTCTGCGCCTTGCGCCATGCCCTGCCCGATCTCATCGAAGTAGCGGAGTGGATTGGTGTGAGAGAACACAGATGGCCTTGTCGCCAATTCGTGCAGCGTTGTGGGCTGTGCGGGAGCGGTTTGTGTGGCAGGCTTACTCTGCCCGTCCACAATCTCGGTTATTTCGTCATCTGTCGCGTCATCTGGCACAACATAGGTCGTGCCATTCACGCTAATGCGCTTGCTCATTGTTTAGGGTGGAGCTTGCCGTCTGCGCCGCGAACGTACTCGATCACTTTCTCTGCGAGTGTATCCCGTCCTTCAACCGTGCGTTTGTGGTAGGTACGGCCTTCCTTTGCTACCGATTCCATCGTTGGGCGTAAACCTTCTAGCCCATGGATGAATGCTTGCGGGTCGCGTTCCAGGCTTCCGAGTGCCGTCTTCCAATCTTTGACGAACTCCGCTGATCTGAATCCATGAATGGCGGGTTGCAAGGCATTGAACGATTCCATCTCCGTATAGAGCTGGGCAATATCTGGCGGAACATTGCCGATTGCCAGTTCTCCGCGATTGAGTCTGCCAACTATCGGCCCTAACTGATCGCCGTGCGCCTTGACAGCTTCTTGGAGTTTCGGAATTAAGTCCATTGCGGCCTGGGCCGCACTGGCCCTGCTTTGCGTCTGGCCGCTGGGCTTGATTAATTCCTGTTCCTGCAACTTATTCTGGAACTGTGCATTGCTGAGGCCGATTCTCGCGGCAGCGTTTCTGGAATTCTGCTCCGCTACCTGCAACCTACGGAGCGTCTGTTGATAGAGTGGGGAGTTCGGATCAGACTTCGCTATATCAAGCTGCGCTCTCGCGTCCTGCGCTTCTTTCTGTGATTCCTTGAGGTCGTGTACGGCCTGTTCCTGTGGCGACATTTCCTCATAAGCAACGGGGACAATCTGCCCGCTGGTGTCCGTCTTTAATCCGAGCTTGCGTAACTGCTGCGAGTTTTGATCCTGATTGTGCTGGGCGGTTTCGTTTTGCTTCTCTTGCTCCAGTTCCAACTTCGCAGCTCTGACTTCGGGCTGATCCTGTAGATTCTGCGTTTCCGCTTCGGTTTTTTCACCCGCCAGGTCATTAGCTACACGTCCCTGTTCTCGATTGACCAGTGCCGCGTGGCGCAACTCTGTCCCTGGAATCTGCGTTGCTATTGTTGGGAACAGGGAACTAAGCGCGATGTCTCCGATTCGCGCGATGGTTCCCAGGATGGGATGCTTGTGTTGCAACTGCTCAACTCCCGCAGGAGAATTCTTCAGCCGGTTGAGTTCATCCGTGTCCGTCTGTCTCTGTTGTGGAACGATGGGCGTGACATTTGACGGAGTTGCGATGGGTACGGGCTTCGCGGCAGGCACAATTCCGCCAGCAGTAGGTGGAGGCTGAACGGGCGGCGGAGTCCCAAACCCAGCAGGGTTGGGAACCAAGCCTAACTGCCGCTTCAATTCATCTTCGGGGCTGAGGATTGGGGGAGTCGCCATTTATCCGCCGATACCGAAACTTGCCTGCTGCCCGCCGCCAACTGACCCGGTCGGCTTGAGCGCGTTTATGAGGCCCAACATATTCTGGAACCATCCAGTCTTGCCGGAGTTGATTGCGTTTTCTGTAGCCTGATTTCCTAATCCCAGAGCGGAGAGCATGTTCCTTGAGTTCTGGCCGTAGAGATCGCCCAACCCGCCAATGCCCGCTTGTCTGTTTGACTCTCGTAGCATTGCGTTTTTCGTCTGCACATCTTGTGCGTTCTTTGCCAGTGTTCTTCCGCCAGATCGCGCAGCTTCATCCAGCGCAGGCGCAAATCCGCCAGCATTGCGGGTTCGTGCAGCTTGAAGATTGCCTTCGCTTACCGCGCCGGCCGTAGAACCGCCAACGGATTCCTGCGACGCGGTATTCATCGCATTCAAGTCTTGAGGGGCGAACCCTTGCGGGTTCAATGCTTCGCCCTTGAGTATGGGGAACAGTTGCCTATAAAGCTGGCTGGAATTCTGTGTTCCCGTGTTGAATGTATTAGTTGCTTCCCGAAAACTCTGATTTGCCTGGTTGGTTGCTCCGCGCGCCACTTTAGCTAACCCTCGCTTCCGTTGAACGAGTCAAGCACGTCCATTCCGGTGAACCGTCGCCAGTCCAGCCGAAACTTTTCTTTAGTCTCTGCACAAAACTTTTCTTCTGCGGCGGCACCCACACATGAACATCGCGGAAGCCCTTGCTTCGCAATTCCAGCCGCATGGACTCATGCAATTTCGAGAGAGCCTCAAATCTCATCTGCGGCGTTTTCCAGGTAGGATTCGAGAGCATGTAAAGCTCTACTGTGGGCCGCGCCAGGATTGCCATCTGTACGCCGTTGTCGTCTATGACCTGCGCCGCCACGAATTCCCGGCGGTCCGGCAGCACATAAGAAAATCCATGTTCCTCGAAAAGCCGCGTCAGTTGCGGGAAGTCAGCCGATTCACACTGGCGAACTTTCACAGGCTCGGCAACCCTCGCGTGGGTTTCTTTCCATAACCTGCGCCGCCGTCCAGTCCATCGCTTTTCGCCGTGCCGCTGCCCTTGCTTGCGAGTGGAATCGGGCCGGTGATTGTTCCGCCGCCTGCTACCGGAGTCGGATTCTGCGATCCGCCAAAGTACACAGGCGCAGATGGGGCAGAAGCGGGTCCATATTGGCTGTAGGCTCTCCAGTAAAACGTCTGGTTGCCGAGAAATACTCTGTGGTTACGAGTCGTACCCAGATGAATCACTGTTGGCTGGTTGAATGCCGGAGTAGTCGAATATTCGAGGAAGTATTCGACTCCGCGCTGGATAGGGGCATCGTCGGTGATTGCGATGTCATAAACGCCGCCCGCTGCTGAGACTTGCAGGTTGGCCGGTCGTGGCGAACTGATCTGCGGTCCTGCCGCTGATGCCGCCGTCTGTGAGGCGATGGTATTTAGTGCGTTCTCGATAGCCTTAAACGCTTCGGCATAGCGGGAATCGTCTTGATTTATGTAAGCCAGATTGGGAACTGAAAAGTTCGGCATCAGATTGCGCCTCTAAGCGGAGCCATCGGCTCTTTCTTCAAAGTCAAGCAGAGTTTTTGCAGGTTGAACGAATTATCCGTTTCTCCAGTGTTCGGGGCTGAGGCGAACTTTAGGGCAATGCGATCACCCGGCACATTCATGCCCCACTCGTAATCGTGGTTCTGTGAAGTGCTCAAAGGGTAGGCCGGGAGTTGCGGGTAAGCATTCGCCAACGTGTCTGAAAGCGGCGTGATTTGAACCTTACCGACGCCAGAGATAAATGCCGTCAAGTAAGTCGCCAATTTCCGGTGACAGTCAATCCCTAACACCTGCTCTTGATCGGCGTTGATGAAGAAATATGTCGTATAGAACGGCACGATCTGGCCGTAATCATCGTCCGTCAGTTTCGCTTCATCGAAGAAATAGATGTTCCCGAAACCGCCCGTCCCTGGCGTGATCCCATTGCCCGCGCCGATACAGAATGACTCTTGGCTGTTTTCTCTGCGAAGTATTTCGCCGCAATTCGCCGCCAGATTCCAGATCGTCCATTTGCGGCAGAGTTCAGAAGCAATCATTCTGCCAGTGGACGCTTGGCGAAACGGAGCGGTATAACCGATAGCGGAAGCGTCATTCAGTTCGCGGTAATCAAGCACAAGGATGACGTTCGGAGAAGTCGCGGTATCTAGGGGCACTCCGATATAACAGCGGCGCACCACAACATCATTCTTTACCCAGATGGTTTTCTGAACATCGAAGTTGATCCGGTTCCAGATTGGCTGGATTTCCTGCGACACCTTGATTGTTTCTCCGCCCCAGAATAGATATAAGCCGCCGCGAGATGCGGTGAATTGCCACTGTTCTCCAGAGTCTCCGCTGCCGAGCTTGCCAGGATCAGAACCCTTAAGCGACAGGCATCCGACCGACTGCGACACTTCGCGCACTATCCATGTAGAGGGTTCGCCTGTGGCATTGTCCTGAGTTTCATGGTTCCCGCTTGCGGTCTGCATATACATCGAGCCGCGAATCTCAAACATGGAGCGTAGCGGCGTGGGGTCACTTGCTGGCCCGATGTCTCCCGTTACAAGATCGAATTGCTCTGGTGCGTTGACATAGCTTCCGCGCATCAGATTCACGCGGTAAGGCTGTTTCGTGGGGAAGGGATCGAGTTCGTCAACGGTAATTATGCTGCCCGATGGTACGAGCGTTTGATAGATGCGGAGCTGCGTATCGCTGGGAATGGAAGTTGGTAATGTCCCGATAAGATCAACCGTGAACCAGCGGAAGATTCCGTCATTCCCGATGTCGGACATTGCCAATTGCCCAGCGGCAAGTTGGCCGGAGGTCGGGGAAAAAATATCAATCGTGAGATTCCCGCCAATGGTCCCCGATCCCGCCGCCTGGAACCTGACGCTGTAATCTGTGTTCGGAGCAAGAATCGGAATCCCCAAATAATCCTCGAAGGCTCCCTGCTGAATTAAGCAGTCAAGTGCTCCGCCTGCGGAGGTCATCTGGTAAGTGAACCCGAAATACGATTGTTCTACCAGTGCCCCGGTGACCGATGTACTTCCATCCGTACTCCATCCCAGAGGAAATGGCGGGATTGTGTTTACGGAAAGCGTCGCCCCTCGGACAAATACGTCCGCGCCATTTGAGCCGCCGCGCACAAAGAACTGAACGCCAAAGCCGGGATCGTTTACATCTGTAGCGGTTAAGCCCGATGCAGACAGAGAAACTTGCGCCGCAAGTGGGGTTGCGCTCGTTCCCTGGGCAGGCGTGAGGAAGATTTGCTGCTGCGAACCTACCGGAATCCCAGCCTTGAGCAGTTGCACGACAAGCTGCGGCAAAACTAATCCAGGGGTTCCCGTCCAGTAATACTGAATGTTCAAGGTCAAGGCGTTTGGTGTTCCGCTTATGGCGAACCCAAAATTTTCCGCCAGCAAGTTGTCTGAGGTGCTAGATGCGGGCTGATTCACGTCCGCATACACCGACGAGCTGCCAATGTTGGCCGGGTTTGTCCATGCAGTTCCGCCGCCGCTATTCGTTCCGCTTCCTGCGCTTCCCTGCGATGTGGCGGGTTCGTATCCGCCGTCGAAGCCGATGTTTACAAAGTTCTGTACTCGTGTGCGCTCTCCCCATGTAAACAAGCGATTCGCATAACCAAAGAACCCAGAGACGGGAGCAAGCACGGCTTGGGCAAACTGGTTTCTTCCTGGAATGTCAATGCCAAGTCCGCCGAATAGGGCATTGTCCGAGAAGTCGATTACCGCCGTCGTGCTGGTATTGTCGTTGATCGTAAGTGACGATCCTACGACTTGCCCGTTTTCGATAGGAGCCGTGAGCAGCGTGAAGTAGCTCCCGCCCTGTGCCCCGGTGAATCCCAGGACGCGGGCAACTACATTTGACGGACCGATAGGGATTTCCGTAATAAGCAATTGCTGATTTCCGTTGGCCGAAAATTGTACCGGCACGGAGGGCCGCGTCAAATAACCTTGCCGCGTAAGGAACATTACGACGCAGTTGTGAGTTCCGGCAGTGACTTGGCCGACGATTGTCGCCGTCCCGGTGTTAGTCGTGGAATCATCCGCCCCTAATTGCTGGTAGGTGAACGTGGTAGTTGACGGAACCGATTGAATAAATGCGGTCGTGTTCCAGATATCTTGGACGTTTCCGGTCCCCAGTGTGGATGTACTTACAGTTCCGCCCTGTGAATATGTGAACTTGGTGTCAGAAATAACCGTTGCTACGGTGAATGTGCCGTTATAGCTCGTGTCTGGGTTGGTGACTCCCGTGATCTGAATGTTCGCGCCTACTGGCAGGCCGTGAGCCGTCGTGGTGGTTACAGTAACGATTCCATTTCCGTCCCGCGCAATTGAGGCAATCCCACCTCCGATATTAGTATTTGATACTCCTGAAATCTGCACCTGCCATCCGGGTTGGAAATTGTGCGGCGCAGAGGTCACGGCGGTAACAAGATTGCTCAGGCGGGATAACGCGATGGCGGATACCGTTACGGTAGCAGTCCCTCCGCCGCCGTTGGCCTGTGATCCATAGAGCACATATCTGGCAATCCTGAAAGTGTTGTTGTTGCTGATGGATTGAATGAACCACGTTCCGTTGACACTAGGCGTAGAGGTTGACCCAGCAATCGTCACTTGCTGTCCCGCCGATAATCCGTGTGGCGTCGTTGTTGTTACGCCAAAGGCGGTATAGTAGAGAGTTGGGTGAACATCTGAGCCGACCGCCTGCAACCCCGTCCATATGATCCCCGTGGGAGACGAGTCAATGGTCAGTACTATCGGTGCTCCCGTAGCTTGAATTGTCGCAGTCAGTGGCGGAACGTTACTGATTGTGGGTCCGGCCCCAGGCCCGTCTTGGGTTACGCGATCAACAAACTGTCCATCAAATTGCAGCGGGATTCCGAATCCGTTTTCGGCGTCAGAGATGGCGATATATTCACGCCCGAACGCGGAACATGATTGAGCATAAGCTCCCGCTGGAACCGTGGTGAGCAGTGACACTGTTCCTGGCGAAGCAATCAAATCCTCTTTCCAGAGATTCCCGGCAGAATCGAGGTAGAGATTCAACGGCGCTCCGTTTGGCTGAGTGTAGGTCTTTTGGTACACGACCGTTACAACGCCTAACGGAGTGGAAAGAATCTTGTGCGCCCCTGGGCGAGACTGCACCGACCCAGGAAGATACACAATGTCTTGATTGTCTGGGGAAAGTCCCTCTGGAATGCCTGGTCCCGCAAGTTCCGTGACTAGGCCGGAGAACAGAGAAAGAGGGACAGATACCCCTTGCTCGTCAGCAGGCATTAGATGTCGCGGTTAAACCACACTGCAACGAACTGAATGGGGTTGGTGGGCGCGGAGCCGGAGTACTCCGTATTCGTTGAGCTGAACAATTGCAGTTTCCCATTTGCAATCGTTGTGCCCTGAACAAACACGAATTCGGTGTTCGCCGATAGTGCCGACGTGGGCTGATATTGAACATAAACCACATCGGGTGGAGTATTGGCTTTGACAAAATCATTCTGAAAGCTCAGAGTGTCTCCGCCGGTTGTGTAGGTCCCCGAACCGGAGAGCGTTCCATATACTTCGAGAACGTTCCCGATTGCGGGAGCCGACTTTTTATAGGTTACTGTCCAGGTAATTGCCATCTCTGTTCTCCTTTAGTACCAGGCCCACCCTGAATGCGCCCTTCGGCTATAGGGTTGGCGTCGGTAATTTCCTCGCTGTTTCTGCATGGAATCTGACGCGATGATGTCTCTGAGAAACTGGTCACCCATTGCGCGAATCTCCCCGGCAAGGGCCGAGCCGCGCGCTTCCGCGAATTCCGCCAATGTGTAAGCCGCGATGCAGTTCTCGGAGCGCAGAATTAGAATCTGCTGTTCGCCCAATGGCAGAATGTTGTCCGGCTGAATGTCTGGCAGGAACGGCACATACATCAGTTCCACGTCATTGACTTGCGTTGAGCCGTTAAGCAGAATCTTGTCCTGCTGGTAAGTCCAGTCCCGCAAGTAAAGGCTCTGCGGCCTTGATTGCAGTCCGTCTCTGGCGCAGAACATAGGGGAGTAGATATTCGTAGTTCCACTCTGTCGCTCCCGAAGTCTCAGCGGCCAGCACAAGTCTGCGGGCAGTGTTGGCGTCGCATGATTCACGGCCCCATCGAAAAATCCCGTATAGCTGATCTCGCATTGCAGTCCAGGGTCAATGGATGAAATCACCGGAAGCTGAGTAAGAATGATTCTCCGCTTAAGTGTCTGAACGCCGGAGTTCGCAAGTTTCCGTTGAACGTAACGATAGGCCGAATTCAGATACACAACCGTGTAGGGTTGGCTATCCGCGAGCAGCGCACCCGCTAGAGATTGAATCGCATCGTTCCCAAGAGAACGAGTGAGATTCAATACATATTCAGCGGTATCGTATGGATTGGTTACTACTCCAGGCATTAGGCGGCGTGGTTAGGTCGGTCCGAGGCTTTCTTAATTCCAAGCGCAATAGCGCGATCCCAATCAAGAACTGCGCCGCAGGTATGCACTACGACTCCAGGCTTGATCTTCTCTTGGCACCCAGGGCAATCTGTGAGAGTCTGAATGGGCTGATCCCACGGGCGCGACTGTCCGCGTCTCCGTAGGGCTTCGCGGTGCTGCTTGACTATGTTGATGTGGTGCTGTGGTCCCTGATTCCAGTATTCATCAGCTTCGAGGATCAGTGCGGCATCAGTTTCCGCAAGCCTCTCGTTGGCCTTTGCCAGTTCTTTCTTTGTTGGGACCTTACCGAGTTTGCCGGACTTCGCCCAGCGCGGGAGCGAGAGCATGATCGGCTTGCCATTCTTGTCCGTGGCAACGCGGATATTGGTCACATCTTTTTCATCAAACGTATCGTCGGCGGCGATGAAAACTCCCCAGCGGAGAAGGGAGTTCTCCTGCCGCTTGAACGGCCCCACGCCGAGAAGATCGAGCGCAAAGAATCGCCCTGAATCCCGGCGGATTTCCACGGCTTTCATGTCAACCGGAACGCCGTAGGGAACGGTGCCCTTAATTACCGCCGCTTCTGAATACTGTCTCCCTTGCGGGCAAGCGGGAATTGTCAAGGCTCCAATTGAAGGGTGGCGGATGACGTGCGCATACGGCGACACGTTGTAGATGTGAATCAAATTCTGTTCCGCGTACTCCACGATTTCTTCGGGTTCGTACTGGACCTCTCTGCGGTTCATTTCCGCGAGAGCGTCCGTGCGCTCATCTCCGCGAACTTGTGTAGCGTTTACACCCATGATCTATCCTTTCCTCTGTCTGATTGAAAATCCACGCGACGGCAGGCCCAAATCTGCTGGCGGTTCTTCAATTGCCTTCTCGCCGCGAAACTTTTTAACTTGCTCTTTGTCCCAATGATCTGCCGTCGGTTTCGACGGGGCGACGTTTGACGCTACACCGTGAAACGCGGGCATTGCATCCAGAATTCCATCCTCTGCTTTTCGCTCCCAATCTTTGCGCTGGCGGTCATGCCAGAGATTCAGCCCTTGTTTGATTTGCGTGAGACTGAGGTTCTTTGCCGATTCAAGCAGCGGAACAATTGCTTCGAGGTTGGGTTCCGAATCAGCAGGGAAGCTGTAGCAATGCTCGTACCATCCCTTTGTCGGATATGGCCCCATTGTGAGCATTACGATTCCGCGAGAACAGAGTTCATAATTTAATGTGTCTTTTTGCCAGCTTTGTTCCGTCCCGGCGTATTCCATTGGCGGGAGCCACTTTTCAAGTACCCACTCTTTGCGCTGGCCGTAGTAGGGCACCCATCGGTATTCGAGTGAGCCGTCCGGCCAGACTCCGCCGAGCATCCATGTGCGCGATTCTGACCAGATGATCCGGTAAAGGGGCTTGCCGTAGGGATTTTTGCCGTAGGTGTTCGGCTTGCTGGGCCACCACTTCACCTTCGCTTCGTGCCCCTTGACTTTCGGTTGTTGTCCGACGATTGGAATCATTTTCAAAAGAGGGCGGCCAGCTCCATGCAGAGAGCCAGCCGCCAACAGGTTTAGTGGCCGAAGTAGCCAGACGGAATTGCGATGCTCGATCCGTAAACTCCGGCGCGAACATTCTCGTCGCCGAGATTGACGCCCGTCCAGAGATAGAAGATCGTGCTTGATGCAAGACCGCCCGACGCACCGTAGGCCGGGAAGGTTGTTTGCCCACCGACTTCGTAGAAGTCAATTGGCTGGTTCTCAACCCGGAAAAGGTGTTTCAACGGCAGGCCGTCAATACGTCCCGGAGTGGCATGGATAGAGCCTTTCCCGCCGCCGACAATCGGCCTTCCAGCCAACGTCTTAGGAGGAGACTTTTTCAGCATGTCTTCGGAATTCGACCCGCCAAGCTGGTTCTGGATCACTGTCGAAACCAGCAGGCCAACGTTTTCCCATGCCGCTACCATGTCCACGTTCATGTTCCACGTCAGATCAACTTTGTCTGGCTGGTCAATGCCCATTGCAATCTGCATCTGGGCAAGCATCAGCCGTGCTTTCGCCGGCGTCAGCGCAGCAGACGAGAAGTTAACTGTCGGAGTGCTCAATTTTCCGGGATATGCGGCGCGAGACAATCCGCCAATGGATCCTGTATTGCCGTTGACCTGGTAATACAGAATCCCGAGGAACCCGGAACCTGCGACGCCCGCCGAGCCGTTCACGAGCAGCAAGTTGGTTGCTGCCGGAGTCTGGCCCGTAGAGGTTGTCGAGGAAGTTAGGTTGAGCTGGTTGTTATTGGAATCCACCGACTGAACGGTGATGGTACCGAGGAATGTCCCGGACAGCGCAGACCATACATCGTAGTCGTTGTTGTCGCGGAACATGTTGGCGTTATTCACCGTCAGAACTGCGCCGGAAACAGAGACAATCGTATCCAGCGTGTTCGAGCCGTCGGTATTCAGCAAGGCTTCCATGAACACGTTGAATTCGGCCATCGCTTCTTTCATGGTCCGCATTCCGTAGTTCTCGATTGCCTTCTGATCGTTGTTGGTGGTGATCTCCGTCAACTTGCTGTATTGCCAAGCTGAGAACGGATACACGGGAACGAGGGTATAAAAGTCCGTGGTGAACGATGACCCTGTACCCAGGTCCGCGCCGTCGAAGTTCCCCATGCGATGCTTACCGCCGCTCAGTAAGTACTGAGGCACGCGGGTAGGCCGATAGGAAACCACATCTACATCGTCGCGGGGCTTGATCTCCGCCCAAAGCGTATCGTCCATCGAGAACAGCCGAGGCAGTTCCGGGCGAACGTGTTCACGCTGTAGGGCAAGAGTCTGTGTGACTGATGCTATTCCCACTGTGATTTTCCTTGATTAGTCTCGCGTGTGCTCTTTCACCCCAGCGGGGTCTGCTTGAGCGGTGCAGGGTTAGTACTACGCGGCGGTAGTGCTAGGCTTTTGTTTCGCTCCCTGTTTTATCGGGTGTCAGTTTCCCGTGAGCTAACTAAGCCGGGGCTTTGTCGCCCCAAAAAACCTTTTTGCCGGACTTAAGCACGGCTGCCTTCTGAAACCTCATCTCGAAAGATGATTTCCCCATATCAATGTCGAAAGGCTGTGGAGCTTTGCCTACCTTCTCCCATCCTGCCGGGGCAGGTGGGGCGGCGGGTTTGGGCGCACCCGCCGCAAGTCGCGGCTTAGGAGGCGTTGCGCCGCGAAAGAACAGTTTGTACGCTTTCTCTACAGGCCCAGGCTTCCCAGGTTTGGAAGGGAGAAGCTCTTGCAGTTTGGATTTCATGTAACGAACTACGCCGTCACGGTCCTTGTTCTCGCAGTAGGCATTGAACGTCTTGGAGAATTGTGGATCGGCCAGCAGGATGTTGTTCAGATACTTTAACGCCTGATTCTCAAGAGCCTCGTAGGTGTCATCGTCTAACTGCTGGCCCTTGAGGTATTGGCTGAGTTCCTTCTTTATCGCGGACGTTTTGAACGAATTGACTTCGCCCGCCGTATGATCTACCCACTGCTTATCTTCGGCTTCCTTTACTCGCTGTTCGCGGGCGTCAAGTTCGGGATTGCGTTCTGGGGCTTTCGGCTGTGACTTCGCGGTATTGTCGAGGCTCGTAATCCAGCCCGTGATCTCGTCCAGAATCGTTTTGCCGGTGTCCTTGTCGCCCATCTCCAGGGCGCGGCCCAGGAATCTCAGGTTCGCAGAGATGCCACTATTCATCAGCGTAGAGACAAATACTCCCGCCATGTGCCGCTGATAGCCGTCCGGGTCAACTTGCGCGAACTTTTGAATCATTGCCGGAGCGAGTTTATTGAATGACTGTGGATTCGCCTCAACCATGATGTCGAGGAATCGCGGGTCGGCAGCGTTGTATGCCTGGTCTATCGAATCCCACTCGGCTTTCTCGGCTTGGATTGCTTCTAGTCCACCTTCGGGAAGGGAACTGAGCGTCTCTTTCAGCTTCTTTGCTTCCGCGAGTCCGCCGGGAAATTCCTGCTTAAATGCACGGTCACGGAACAGGACATCTTTCAGGAATCCGTGCGCTTTAGGGTCAGCGGCTTTGAGCTGTTCTAAGACTTCTTTAACTTTAGGTGGAAGGGTTCGGCCATCTACTTTGCCATCAGTGCCAGGCTTTGACGAAGCGCCCTTTTCATTTCCAGTGAGTTCTCCAGCCTCCGAGAAAGCATCTCCGCCATCGTCCGTGCCAATATCGGATTCTCCGGGAGATTCAGTACCAAACTTGCCATCTGTTCCCCCATCTCCAGTGTTATCGTTTCCTGACGCATCTGATCCTCCCAGTTCGGGCACTACTGCTGCCGCTGCAAAGAACATCGTACCTGAAAGCATCATCCAGTGAAACAGTTTGTCTAGTAAGTGCATTATTGAATCGCTCCATGTTCAGCTTGTGGTGCCGCAGGTTTAGGCGGGATAGGCGGTGCGGCTGCCGCAGGTGGTGGCAAGAGCGGCGCGGTTTGCGCCGCCATTGCCATTTGGTGCTCTTTGCCGTGTAGTTTCACGTTGAGCACTCCCCAGGGATTTGAACGGGCTTCCTCTAAACCTTCCGGCGAAGAAAGCCAATCCTTAACCGTTTTGTACTCGAATTCGTGGAAATCCCAATCCACATCAACCGGAATTGTGGATTTCATCAATTGCTGCGGGTCGGGCTGGGATTCTTCGAGCGGAAGGCCGGTTCCCGCGAGATTCTGCGCGGCTTCATCCTCGATTGCCTTGTCTGCAAGAAATTCCTGCGCTTTTAGTGGGTCTAGAGTCGGTTTTTGCTGCAATAGGCGCTCAATTTCGCCCATCTGCTTGTCGCGGGCATTCGCCGCAGGGATAACCCAGTCGGTAATGCCTAAAACTTCGCGCTGAATCTCTAAATTGTCGGGTTCGAGGACTCCATAGGCTTCTGCGGCCAGCGGATTGGTCAATGCTTGGGTTACAAGTGCAGTCAACGTCTGTCTTTTGCTCCCCGTAGTCTCAGGAAACGAAGAATCCGTGTCGGGATAGGCGTGGAAGTTGCCTTTTTGCAAATCCGCGATTGCAATTTCTGAAACTATCGCCTTATTTCCCATTTCTGGGATGGCGACGTTCACCGTTTCTTCCGCAGCGCGATATTTCGCTGCGCACATCACAGCTTGCTTGTAGGAAGTGGCGAAAAGCTCCTGCAAATGTCCCCAAGCGATAGAAAATTGCCCCATTGCCTGATCGCGCAGCATGGCAATTCCGCTTGCCGTGTCGTTGTCTTTATCCGATCCGCCAAAAAGTGCGGGCTGTGCGCCGGTCATAAACTGCGACAAGGTTCCGCGCAGGTCTTGGTATGCATTTACGAGCGATTCTGGCGCGTTCGCGGGAGGTTCCGAATAGAAACAGGCAGCAAGGTTCTGCACTCCGCCAGGGCGCGTAACAGCCACAGAGTTCCCCGGCTCAGAAAACTGCTCTCGTAACGCTTCGATATCCCCAAGTTCCGAATCTCGGTAGGTGACGGGAATTGTAAAATCGAAGATTTCTTTTTCGAGGTTTTTGTAGTCATTGAAGGCGTCCTGGACAGGAACCAAATCCTTCAACATGGACGGTTTCGAGGCTCCGTCTCCAGGCCCAGGCCATTTGACGGTGATCTGGTCGTCCATTGAGATGTTGTACGAACCGCAGTACGCATCTCCGCAGAAAATGACCTTGCAACCTTCGGGAAACAGTTTCCACAGGGTATCTTGCAACGCATCCGGGGCTTCGCGGAATGCGGCCGGGCGCAACCAGGCTCGATGTCTTGTGGCTAAATGCGCGTAAGCATCGCCGGCCTGTTGCAAGAGCTTCGTTCCCTGTAAGACTCCGATCCGCGCCATGCGTTCATAAGCCGATTCGCCAATGGCTGAGGTTCCTTGTTTGATCCGCTTCGCATACTGCGGGTAAGTCTGCTTCGCCAGGTTTATCTCGATTTCGTCAGAGAGAAAGAATGCAACCCAGTTTTCCTGCTTGGCTTCGAGCAAGGGAACTGGCTTTGATTCCAGAACTCCAAACGCTCCCATTACTTCGGCCTGATGCGGTTCGCCTTCGTCATTGACGCCGAATTTGATCTTGTCTCTTACGCTGCGAGTGTAGATTCCGGTGCGGCCATCCGTTCCAAACAAGCTCATTACGTCCGACTGCAATTCTTTGCGCTTGTTTACGCGGTCTATGAAGTGGCGGTACTTTTCCGCAGCTCTCGCAGCGGTAATGTCCACGGCCTTTGCGGGATCGTCCGGCTCAAAGTTCACTCCCGGCGGATTCTGCACTCCTACAGCAATCAAGGCTCTCAAATATGGCCAGTAGATGTTGTAAACATCTGTATAACGCGGTGTATCCTGTGCGTCACTAGGATCCGCTCCGGTTCCGCCGCCCTGCCACGGCAGGAATAGCATCTGCGACGTGTTCCAGTAAATGTACTGATCCCCGCGGCGGTAGAACCGCTGTCGGCGGGCGTCCATGATCTCTGAACGCCGGACATACTTATCCACAGCCATGTAGTGCTTGGCGACACCCTGAACGGCTTGCTTGAGTTCTTCCTTCTGCTCTGGGGTGAAATCACCAGTCTCGATGGGATCATCTTCGCCCCAATCCTCAACTTGGCACAACGAACCGTCATTGACTTCGCCCTGATCTATTGGGATTGGGTTAGCAGCCATGCCGTGCTCTTTCTTCCGCGTACTCTTGCTGGGCCGCTAAGAACCAGTGTGAGGAAACCACAACCAGCCACAGCTCGAAACAAGCATTGCAAAGCAAAAACGAGCCTACGTTCAGGCGTGGTCCGTTTCCGTCGAGCGGGCATTGACATTGCGTGCAGATTTTCGTCACAACGTAGATCACTTACCGTGCATCCCCATCAATGTAAGGGCTAGACGAGCGCGATTGCCGAGCTTGCCGGAGTCGTGCTTGTGTTCCTCGGCGTAAGTTTTAGTTGAGACGCCGTGCTTCTGCGCGGCCTTGCGGAATGAGCCGGGATGCTTAATGGCTCCCTTAATCCAGTTCTTAGCCATGTTTCAGAACCTTCTTTGCGGCGTGGCGCAAGCCTTTCTTCTCCGGCAATTTCGAGAAATCTGTAGCTGCGCTCCATTCCGCCAGCTTGTCTTTCCCGCCTACCTTATCGGGATGGGCGTAGAGAAATCTTTGTTGAGCCTTACTTGCGAAGGGCATTGCGGTAGTAGTTGCAGCATCCCTCCGGCTCTACCTTCCCTTTAACTTCCGGGTCGGCGATTACCTTCGGGTGATCGCAGGAATTGGGAGCCTTGAAGTGTACGCAATGCGAGCACTTAAAAGGCCCGTCTTTGGGTGAGGCGTACCCTACCTCACGACTCCCAATCCCCTCGTCGGCTTTCGACTTGGCGACTTCGCGGTTGGCTGCGTAGCCGCCGCCAAGATTAGGCATTAATAGGCAGGCTGCGCCGGAGCATAGCCCCAGACCTTAACGTGAACTTTACCTGCGCCAGCGTTCGATGTTCCCGCCGTAATCAGTACCGCCGTAAGATCATTCGCTGTGGGTGAAGATACCGCCGCCAAAGCCACGGTCGGCTGATTGGCGATTGAAGTCGTGCCAGCAGTCAACGTGGAGTTGGCAGTCGAGAATGCCGAGGTTGCATTCGAGATACCTACAGCCCAGTTCGCCGAGGTTGTGATGGTTGTGGTTACACGGGACGCCGATCCCTGGTTGTAGAACACGTTCGGCACAAAGCAGGTCGAGGTTGTAGTCAAGCCCGAAGTGCTTAATGTGATATTTCCGCAGTCAACCAGGAAATAGACGTTCCCTCCGCCCGTCTGCTGGGCATAGGAAACAGCTTCGATAATCCCGTTGTCGGCAGAGGTGATCGGCTCCCCAATGCTATGTGCATTCGTCACGCCCGCGCTCAGGGTGATCGTGCAAACTACCGGCTGGCCGGGAAGTGCCAAAGCGCCAGCGTTGCAGTTCGACACAGATGAGATAGTTGCGATTTCCTGTACCGATCCAGTGCCGATGCTGATCTTTTCTTTTGCATTGAATGGCGAGAAAGCAATGCCATCAGGCGTAGTCGCAACCGCGAATGAGGCTTGCAGCGAAGTTCCAGAGGCCGCGATTGCAGCTCCCACGGGAACTTGCCACTTGCCAAAGTTCGGGGCATAGAACACGCCATCAAAGCTAGAGCTTACGGCAGGGTTAGGTACGGCTGTTTGCTGGGTGAAGGCTACTCCAGCCAGCAAGCACAGAGTAGCAGCGAGTGTTGCATAGCGTTTCATTTACTCTCCTTTATTCCGGCTGGAGGCCGGGAAACTTTAGTATTCATCGTCAACGTCAGAGCCTTCCGATTCGCCCGCGTCATCCGATTCTTCCGCTTCGTTGTCCGTTTCTTCCGGGGCTTCGCCGAAGTGTGCCGATTGTGCGTCTTGGGCTTCGTCCAGGCTTGGGTGCTTGGACTCAGAGAATGAGCCATCCGCGTGGTGCGCTCTGACATGGAAGTTCTGCCCATCGCCGGTTTCGGGATGGTTCGGGTGATGAATCTCTACCGCATGGGCCTGCGCTACCGGCGGCTGCTCTGGGGCTGCTGGGTCCTGGGCACCGTCGTGCATCCGCGCATGAGCTGGATTGGCATGGTAAGAACCTGATTTACTCAGTGGCATTGGGAATCTCCTCGGATGTAACGAGCTTCGGCGCAAACGGAATTGCTGGCCGACTTGCAATGGCGGCTGCCGCTTCTGCAAGCACAGCCTGGCGTTCGGCTTCGCGCTCGTCGGCCCGCCACTTTTCTATGCGGTTGGCAATGTCGGTATGCCGTGATCCGCTCAGTTGTAGGTGGAAATCCCGCTCCAATTCTTTCAGTAAATCAAATGCAGTCATGCTTCCTTCTCCAGTTCGCGCTTGATACGCGAGAATCCTCGATACCGGCCTAGATTCGGCCTGCCTTCTGTTCCGGTGGCTTGCTTGACGCCTTCGGGAGTAGTCAGATCGGGTTTGGGAATCTGGCGCATCGGAATGTGTTGCGCCGTCTGAGGCTTTGCTGCCTTGAGTCCTTCCCGGTATCCAAGCCATAGCGCCGTTCCCGTCAGACTCATCAGGACCGCGATACACAGCGCAATTCCCAGCCAATCAGCCACGTCGCCACCTCAATCTGCGCGTCAGTTGCTTGCGCCGTTCGCTGGTCATCTTGAGATCGGTCATAAACTGCGCGTTATGGATTCGCGCCGCGACGGGTTCTAGAACTGGCCCCACCGTGCCAGCTATATCCTTGGCCACTTTGGTTAATGCTTCCTCGCGGCGAACAGCCCAAGGCTTGAATGCTGCGCCCAGCATGTGCTGCAAACCGATACTCGCGGCGTCGTAGCAGTCATCCCCGATTTTGTTTTCGGGATAGTCAACCTTTAGCACATCTTCCGTGTTGTCTGGGTCGCGTACTAAGGTTGGAATTTGGGCAACCAACTTTTCGCAGGCTTCCGAGATTTGCCACATATCGGAATCGAGGAGTTGCGACATGAGGCGAGCGCGGGCAACGCGAGAGCCAGGCGAGGATTCCGCAGGGTGCGGTTTTGGGCAATGCTCCGGTAATGCATCTGCTATAAGCTGACTGATTGATTTCGGGAACTTGGGATTAGATCGGCTACTGAGCTTGCCCGCATCCCAAGAGAACGCGAAGGACGAGTATTTCCAAGGGCCAAGGGCTACACCGATCCGCTTTGCTAACTCGACCTCCCCAACCTCGCGTCCCCACAGCTCCCCAAATGTGGTCACGCGCTTATTTTCATCAATCGAGTGCAAATAAATAGCGTGTGGGTGGTCATAGCCCCAATCGCCAGAGAGCCAGAATGTATGCCAGGGCTTGAGTCTAGCCCACGCCTCGGCCTGAGAGATGACGTGCCGTTCTAGATTGAATTGCGAAAAGTATTGCCCTTGGTAAACATCCCACCGGCCATACAGCCATGCATCGCGCAGAGCGTCATTAGTCATGCTGGCGAGCTGCGCGCCGTATTCTGTACGCTCTACGAAATATTCGCGGCGCGCTTCATTGTCCCAGCTATAGAACTCCGCTTCCGTAATGCCGTCGCGCTGCAGCTCGGCGCGGAACCATTCGATATTGTCCCAGCTAAAGGCTTGCAGAAATCCCCATTCGCGGCGCTGCTCCTCTTTCTCTAGCTCGCAATCCACAAACACACGCTTTAAGTATGGCAGGCCCAAAGGCGGCAATCCGCTCTCGTCAATCCCCGGCATGAAGGTGAGCAGCATCTTGGCGGTTATGTCTGGGTTCGTGGTGCAGCGATTCACCGCGTATAGCCTTTCTAGTTCGTCTTGCGTGAACTGCTGGGCCTCATCTGGCATGATGTCGGCGAATTCCGAGGATTCAAAGGCGGCTAGGTCGCGAGCGTGCTCTGCGTAGCCAAAGAACAATCGCGATCCGTTAGGGAATCTAATCTCTTTATTTTCGGTGTTGTACCACGGAACTACTTGCGGAAACTCATCGAATAGTTTGATTAAGTGCGACTTGTAGAGGTCTGGCCATGTGCGTCGCAGGATTAGGCCGGTTGTTCGCGGATACTTAAGGCGGCGCAGCAACATACACCGCCTGCCTCCGCCAGACTTCGCCCCGCCCCTCGCGCCTCCGAATCCCAGTCTAGTAACTGGCGATTCATCCCACAGCTTCCACAGTTGCGATTGTTTGGGCTGAAGCCTGATCTTGAGTTCCAATGTGCTCCACTACGACCCGCACCCCAACGTTGGGCGCTTTTGACTTGCTTTCCTCGATATATCCGCCGATATTTGCCGCTAATTCAGCATAGGCCCTGCGTTCGGCGAAATTAACCACGTCTCTGCTATCGGTAACCGCGCCATCCTTCTGGAAGAACTTGGTTTCCATTGCATCCAGGCCCTCTTGGAGCCGCTTGGCGATTCTGTGAGCCGGAACATACTGGCGAACAAGGCGGGCAAATGCTTCCTTGACTTCTGGCTTCTCAACCTTAACCGCTGCTGCCCGTGCCATGTGGAGCGAGTATCCCGCAGCAAGTGCGGAGTCTAGTTTGGTCTTGCCCTTTGCCCTGTGTTCTAGATACTTGCGCTGTCTTGGATCAAGCCCCGCGAGAGGATCAGACATATTACCCACTATTACTAGCTAACCGAAGCTGTAACCTTTGCCGATGTGCCGGAAAATGTCGTCACGTTTAAACGGTAGATCAGGCTGGGCGGGAGATTTGAAACAACAACCGCTGCTGCAGTTGAGGTAGCGATCAGGGCCAAGCTGGTCTTGAATTTGTCCCAGGTTGTGCCGCCATCGCTGGAGCACTCCAGATCGGCGGTTAGAGTCGTCATGGAACTTAGGCCGTCTGGAACCAATATGACGTCTCGTCCTGGTGCGCCGCTGATGGGCGGAGGAACAGTCCACGTTGTAGCACTTGCGCCAGTTGTAGTTGGCGCGGCGATTTGAACCGCATCGCCCTCTGTTAAACAGATTCCGGTTGTAACTACTGGCGTGATTCTAGACATTTAAGCTCCTACCGCGCTCCATCCCACAATGCACTGTTCGCCCCATGTCCGAGCCTTTTTATCTTCGCGGAGTTCAAGCCACTTCTCATACTTCGCAGGCTTTACTCCGACTGATCGGCAGTACCGAACGTATGAGTCATATATCTCCCGGAGTTTCAATGGTTTAGACTGTGCGAAAAATAATTCAGAAATTAGTAGGGCGAAATAGCAGCGTTGTCAAGCATAAAGTTTAATTTGAATACAGCGATTGCGGCTGATTTAGCCCATTATTCTTGTTTACTAGGCCAATATTTACTACTATTAGGGAATGACTCCGCTGTCGCGCGAACGGGCGCAAGAGCTCACTTTAGAGGCAAGTCGCGTCTTCACACCCGCAGCCCCGATTGACGACAGGTCACTATTCGCTGGCCGCACCATGCAGGTCCGCGACGTTATTGACGCCGGCTTTGCCGTATCGTAATGGCTTTTCTTCTCGCGTTTCCCCCAAATAGAGAAGGCCATCACTGCTATTCCGAATGCCGCTAGTGAAACTATCGTCCCAATCATTGAGACCTACCTTCCAAACGGATTCCCTTCCAAAGCGGGGAAGCTGCATCCATTCTCGGCTCTGCCCGATCTGAGAAGAAAGCCCGCACAGCTAGAGAAAACGGGCGCAAGGGCGGACTGTCCTAAGACTTTAGCTGCCATACCAGCGGTCCCGCATACCCCGACTGCCGAATAGTCCAAGATGTATCAAATCCCCCGCCAGCCGCCAACCTAATCGAATCAATTGCTTGACGGATTGGCCGAAATAGCACGTAGATCGTGCCATTGCGCTGGAAGCAGCCTTCTCCGGCTTTCTTCCGAGCGCGTACCGAGGCGCGGGCTTCAAAGAATGACGGCGGTCCGTTCTGATCTTCGCCGTCGTAATAGACTGGAACTAAATCGTTTGCGGACACGTATGCGAGGATTTGAAGAAGCTTTTATGCAGGCTGCTGACTGCTGCCAAGCCCCAACGCGAATGAGGCTAGGCGGTTGTGCTCTACCTACTTACAAACACAATATATAGACTAGGATTGTAGATGCAATGCTTTGGCATAACGAACGTGCCAAAATGAAACGGTCATTCTGATTTGAGGGCTTTTACCAGTTCCGGGCGGGATTTGAGAGAAAGGCCGTAGCGTTTCAGCTTACGATACAGGGTTGTCTTGCCTATTCCGAGTAGAACGGCGGCATCCATTATATGCTCCGCATAGAGAACGGCTCGAATTATTTCATACTTCTCGGTTTCCGCGAGAGGGCGGATTACGTCGGACTCTGGGCGGATAGTCACCGCTGCCACTCCGATTCATATAGTCCACGCACGAACCAACCGAAAAAAATAGGCCAAAATAGGCCGACCATGCCGCAATAATAGGCAATGGCGTAAGTTCCAAAAAGCACAGGAACCCCAGCAATTTGCTTTTTCATGCTGCGGCTCACTCAGATGCCACGCTTTCCACGGTTCGCCGGCGTATTTCCTTGCGGATTCTCCTGCCTTCGTGGGCCAATACCATCCCAAACCACACAGGCCACACGATTCCGCACATCAATGACTCAAATAGCCCACAGTCCTCCCAGAACTCTAGAGCCGTTACCAACGCGACCCCGGCGTAGAAGCCGACCAGCAAGCAGTCCGAAAGACTTTTCACTTCTCCTCCGTTTCCCGAATCGGCCCAATTTTCTGGCCGTCTATGTAGAGAGTCTTGGTCACGCGGATTTGACAGCGACCCTCATATTGTCCGGTGAGATTATCGGCCTCGATGCATTCCGGCAGATCGCGCATACATTTGCGATCGATTGGGTCGTAAAACAAACCTTCCGGCAAGTCTGGGCGCGGCTGATTGGGCTTCGCAGCTGGGCACCTGTCCAGCGCGACCATTACGCATTGATCGTCTCGCTTTCCCGCCTTCTTCCCTAATTCGTCGCACCCCGTAGCAGTTTCGCGCCGCGTTCTGATCTCTATGACGTGCTCTTGGATCAATCCCAGAGGAGGGCACTTCCCGAAACATGTCCAAGTTAGGTCGGAGGTTATGACGTGCTCTGGCTTGATAATCTTGCAGTTCGTCCAATACCTACTGTCGGGATTCAGTGAGTCGCACTGGATTGGCAAATCAGCTTTATTTCCCTCGGAATCTCCGGCCTTAAGGTGTCCGGTTCCGTCGTTTACGATCTGGACATAAGCTGTGCCCGTATTGAACGTCGCTGATTGGAAGGTCACATTGCCGCTCTCATCGTCAATCGGCGATGCCACCTGAACCTGCGCCAGCCACAGATGCACGAGTAAAAGAGGAATCATTGAAGCTCCTTTGGGATAGGCAGGTCTGCTGGCGGCGGCACGAATATGACGAATGGATCATGCTCATGGAGTTCTTGTAGCTCCGACTCCGGCAATGGCCACGTTTTGCTGAGCGCATGGTAGAAGTTATCGCGCCAATTTAGATTCCTTTGGCACTGGCGGAAATCTTCTTTGCTCTCATAGCTGACTTGCTCCCATTTCGTGCCTGCGCTCACATAAACGCCGCAGAATCCGCTGGTATCTTTAAACGTTGACAGCATGAGCCAAAGATGCAGTACGAGTAATGGAATCATGCCAGTTTCCTCGCAATTGCGATTGAAAGAATAATTAGATCAACAACTAGAACGAACCGCGTCATGCCGCCCAGAGGCTCCGCGTGGGTATGAGTTAGGTAGAACATAACTGTGAGCAATGGTTGAAATATCGCCAGAACGAGCACCAGCGTCCATATCTCTCTCACGATTTCACCTCTCTGCCGAGTACAAGTAATGGAATCATCGTGTACCTCGCAAAATGTAGGACATCAGATAGCCGAATGTATAGACCGGCATATCGTGTGCCCAGCTACGCCAGCCCTGAATGTTCACGCCAGCTAGCCTGTCCACGGCGACAGACACGAGAGCATATACCACGCAGACGATTGCTACTTTTAACGCCATGCTCATGGTTTCCTCGCTCGATCGCCGGCCAGGGCGCGCTCGGCCACATTCGCGCAGCATTGCTCCCCACATCCTCCCCGGCCAGCAGCAATATCCCGCAAGGCAGTCCGCGCTCGTTCGAGTTCAGCGGTCAACTTTTCCACGGTTGGCTTGTCTTCTTTCGGAAGGACAGCAATGTAGCCGGAAAATCCCCAAGAAGAAACCGCAGCCTTTCGCGTGTCGTGCGATTCTGGCGAGTTGGCGGCGTTCAGGGCAGCACAGACTTGCCCGTCAGCAAATCCCTTTTTGTAGATGTACCAGAGTTCGTAAACCTTCGGATGCGTATATATCTCCCCGTTACGCAAAAGGTGTAGCGATGAATCAACATATCTGAGTATGTGCTTCTCGAAGCTCTCTCGCAATTGGTCGCTCATCTTTGCTCC